CGGGAAACCGCCGATAGCTTTGGTGAAGTGAAAGGAGAACAATGCAAAAACAGGTATCGAAATGTGAATTATGCGGGCATGATTGTTACGGCTATCCTGACGGCCCTCTAAAAGCGAAGCCAAAAAACGGGATGGTAAGAAGAATAATTTGCGATAAATGCGCCGTAGAAACGCTGAGATGGTTTGACGAAGAAGGGAATCCCACTAAAATAGCAAAAGATTTGCAAAGGGCAGGATGGATTAAGTTATGAACTGGTCAACCGCCTGCCCCGATTGGCAAAAACGGATTATGGCGCGGGAAAGCCTGATACCCTTACCGCCGTTATTTTCTCAAGAGGCAGCGGCGGGGCTTGCCGTCTTCAAGGAATTGCGGCTTGTTGACGTTCTGAACCGGCCCACGCTTGGGGAGGCCGGGAGGCCGTGGATCTTCGACTTTGCGTCAACCGTCTTTGGGGCTTATGATTCAGAATCCGGGCGGCGGCTCATCTCTGAATTTTTCCTGTTCGTTGCAAAGAAGAACAGCAAGTCAACCCTTGCAGCCGCCTTGATGTTGACCTGTTTGATTCGCAACTGGCGCGATTCCGCCGAATTTCTGATACTTGCCCCTACTGTGGAAATCGCGCAAAACTCATTTTACCCGGCCCGCGACATGGTGAACGCCGACGAAGAGCTTTCCGACCTGATGCACGTCCAGGATCATTTACGGCAAATCACGCACAGAGGCACCCGGGCCATGCTCAAAGTCGTCGCTGCGGATAACGAAACCGTCGGGGGCAAGAAGGCCACGGGGATATTGATTGACGAAGCGTGGTTATTCGGCAAGCGCCCGAATGCGGAGAACATGCTGCGTGAGGCGTGCGGCGGCCTTGCTTCACGTCCAGAGGGTTTTGTCATCTACCTGTCAACGCAATCCGATGAGGCACCGGCGGGCGTATTCAAACAGAAATTGGATTATGCTCGGGGCGTGCGTGACGGACGCATTGACGACAACCGCTTTCTTCCCGTCATATACGAATTTCCCGATTCAGCGCTGAAAGAGAAACAACACCTTGACCCGAAATACTTTTATGTCACCAATCCGAATCTTGGCGCGTCGGTTGACGAAGAGTTTTTAAAGCGCGAATTCAAAAAGGCCGAGGAACAGGGTGAAGAGTCCATGCGCGGTTTCCTCGCCAAACATCTCAATGTTGAAATGGGAATGAACCTGAAAACGCACAGGTGGGCCGGGGCGGACTTTTGGGAAGAGGCGGCGGGGAAAGTCACCCTTGATCTGATCCTTGAACGCTCCGAGGTGGTTGTGATTGGAATAGACGGCGGCGGGCTTGATGACCTTTTGGGGCTTGCCGTTATCGGCAGGGACGCGGAAACCGGGGGCTGGTATCTATTCACGCGGGCGTGGTGCAATCCTATTGCGTTGGAACGTAGGAAATCGGAGGCGGCCCGGTATAGGGACTTCCAGAAAGACGGCGACTTGATTATCGTGGAAGAGATCGGCCAGGACGTTCAGCAAGTCGGGGATATTGTCATGCAGTGCGAGAACGCGGGGCTGCTTGACCGGATCGGCGTTGATCCCGTCGGCATCGGTGACATCGTTGATGAAGTTCAGGCGCGGGGCATTGAGCATGACCGCGTTGTCGGCATTCCGCAGGGGTGGCGGCTTTCCGGGGCCATTAAGACCCTCGAGCGCCGTGTTGCTGAAAAGACAGTCACCCACGGGGGGCAGCCACTTATGACGTGGTGCGTGGGGAATGCGCGGGTTGAACCGCGTGGAAATGCGATTATAATCACAAAACAGGCCAGTGGAACGGGGAAAATAGACCCGCTGATGGCGGCGCTGAACGCCACGGCTCTCATGGCCATGAATCCAGAGGCGAAAAAACAGGGAAACATCTACGATAAATTCAGGCTTGTGAGGGGATGAATACATGGACGACATTCTTGAAGGCTGGAACGAAATATCAAAATATTTAAGGGTAAGCGATAAAACCGCGCAGAGATACTGGAAAAAGAAAGGCCTGCCGGTAAAAAAGAATCGCGCCGGTCACCCCGTCATTACAAAGTCAGTTGCGGAAAATTGGAAACTTAATGAAACGGCAGCGTAGTTGTCTGTTTTTGTCCCTATTTTGTCTGTGTTTGTCCCTATTTTGTCTGTATCGAATCTTCAAATCATCCGTCATAATTGAGCCGTAAAATTGAAGCGGTTTTATGAGGGCGCGATGATTTGAAAATATTTTCATTGCTGCAAAAAATCAGTTTCCGGGACGTTCTTCTTGTCTTGGGCCTGTGCCTTATGGGTTACGGGCTTTTTCTGTTTGCGCCGTGGGTTTCCTTCACCGTTTGCGGAGTCGTTATTTTCGCAGGCGGTTTTTTTATGAAGGCTGATTAATGGGACTCTTTGACGGCATACGCCCGAAGGCGATGAACAGCGAGGAGCTGTCAAAACTGATACTGTCCACATTCGGCGGCGGGACAACTGCATCCGGTCAGTCGGTAAACTCAACCACGGCCATGCAAGCTATGGCCGTTCATTCCTGTGTCAAGATCAAGGCTGATTCAATCGCGCAGTTGCCCTGCCATTTATACGTCGAAAAAGGCAACACGAAAGACAAAGCCAAAGATTTGAGGCTTTACAGGCTTTTACACCGGCAGCCTAACCAGTGGATGACCGCTCCCGAATTTTGGGGGATGTGTTCCGCTTGTCTTGATCTTCGAGGGAATTTCTTTGCATTAAAAAGCGGTTTGCCGGGGCGTGAAGTCCAGGAGCTTATTCCTATACCGATGGGGCGGGTTCAAGAGGTTCTCCAAGCGCCTGATTACGGTCTGTTTTATAAAATATCACGGCCCGACGGATCAACAACCGACACGATCCCCGGTGAACGCATAATGCACATTCGCGGCCTTGTCCTTGACGGCTTCATGGGAATCAACCCCATTCAATATGCGCGGGAAAGCATTGGTCTGGATCAGGCGCTTGTCAAACACGGGGCCAAGTTATTCGGCCACGGGACCATGATCGGCGGCGTGCTGACCATGCCGGGAGCGTTCAAAGATCGTAACATGGCTCAGAAGTTTCTTGATGATTTCAACGAGACTTATTCATCTGTTGAAAACGCACACAAGACGGCGCTGCTTGAACAGGGCGTGACCTGGCAAAAAATGGCCATGACCTCGGTTGATTCACAATTCTTAGAGGCCCGGAACTTCCAGAAAAAAGAAATCGTTGACCTGTTCTTTGGCTTGCCTCTGTCCATGCTGCAATCCGGCGACAAAGTGGCGACGTATGCGAGCGCCGACGCTTTTGACCTTGAATACGTCAAATATGCGCTGACTCCGAGGCTCGTCAATATTGAAATGGCAATCTTTCGGGATCTGCTTACCGAAGAGCAAAAAGAAAATTACTTTGCAAAGTTTTCAACCGGCGGACTGTTGCGCGGGGATACGGCGGCGCGGACGGCTTATTATCAGGGGATGGTGAACATTGAAGCCATGTCTCCGAATGAAGTTAGGGAGCTGGAAGACATGAATCCGTATGACGGGGGTGAGATTTTCCGCAGTCGAACGTCAACAATAAAAGAAGAGAATAAAAAAACAGAAAACAAAGGCAGTAAAGAATGAAGTATTGCCCAAAATGCCAACAAACTAAAGACGACGTTGATTTCGGAAAGGCAAAGGAACGAGCTGATGGATTGCGCGGATGGTGCAAATTATGCACAAACGCGGCAACGTCACAATGGCAAAAAAATAACCCGGCCAAAATGAGAGCAAAGAGGAAGCGGTTCTACGAAAACCACAAAGAGGCAATATTAGAGGTATCAAGGGTTAGAGTTCGTGAATGGTACGGGAAAAACAAAGAAAAGGCATTAACGTCCAAAAAAAAATGGGCAGCGAACAACAGGGAAAGAGTGAATGAAAGTAAGAGAAAATGGAAACTAAATAATCTTGATATAGTTCGCGCTTCAAACAAGAAATATCGCGCAGAAAATAAAGAGCAACGCCTTAAATATGACCGCGAATGGCGGGCAAAAAACATAGAAAAGGCTCGTGCAAATGGCAGAAAAAACACATCCAAAAGACTAAAGACGCCAAAAGGAAAACTCAGCGGTAATGTTTCTCGTGGAATACGTTCGTCAATAAACGGAAAGGCAAAGGGGAATAGGCACTGGGAATCACTTGTTGATTTCACAGTTGCTCAGTTGAAGGCGCATCTCGAAAAATTATTTAAACCAGGGATGACTTGGGAAAACTACGGCACCATTTGGCATATAGATCATAAAATACCAATAGCAGCGTTTAATTTTGAAAGACCGGACGATATTGATTTCCGTCTTTGTTGGTCACTTAAAAATCTTCAACCATTGGAAGCGTCAAAAAATAAAAGCAAGGGCGCGAAGATAGAATCGCCATTTCAACCGTCACTTGCAATCGGAGTGGGGTGATAACAATGAAACTTAAATACCGAAATCAAAGGAACGCTGAAGCGACGGCACGTTACTGGAATAAGCCGATTGACAAAGCCGATTGGTATAAGATCGAGGCGCTTTCCGAAGACAACACCGAATTGATGATCTATGACGTGATCGGCTGGCCCTTTAATGACGCCGGTGAAATCATCCGGGCGCTGGCCGGTGTCACTTCAAAA